TGCAGACCAGGAAGAAAAAGAAAATCGGGCCGATGCACCGCCATGCACCGGCCCGACGAAGCCCTGCCAAGCGACCGCTCGCGAGGCAGGGAAGGAGACACCTTCAGTCCGACGACGAAGCCGAGTCGCCGCTTGACCCGCCACCATCCCAGCTGCCCGATGCGCCGCCACCATCAAACGAGCCACCACCACACACACCACGCAACCCGAACGACCCCTCGTCAGCCGCGACGCCCTCACCGCTCTCCGCGGCGAGCAGCATCGCCGCCGGCAGCATCGACATCCCCTCGCTCGAGGCCGGCGCCGCCACCTGCTGGCGCCACTCGCGTGCCAAGGCCTCGCGCCGATCGCGTTCCACCAGCTCACGCGCAACACGCGACGGCCGAGGCGCTGCAGCGAACGCCGCCAACGCCGGCGATCGAGGATTCGGACGCGGCGGAACATTCCGCGTCGGCATTCGCCGCGGCGGCATCTGAGGCGAGACACGACCGCCTTTCACAGTTGCCGCGCTCGCGGCGCGCCCGCGCCACCATCCGATAAACCTGCCGATCAGACCCATCGCACACCCCTCGCCGAGACTGCGCTGAAATGAAAAAACCCGGCGCGGATGGACCGGGCCGGGCTTCATTCTCACTGCACGCACCGAGCGCACAGCGTAGCGGAAATGTACTGGTTCACTGCACGGATTTCAACAGCAGGTGAAAGGGTGGTCTAATAACGTCCTGATTCTCAAGGCAATATTTGACCATCACGTGCAATGTCTTTCGCATGTGATAGGCCTGCCGCTCGCTGACCTTAAGCCGCGCCGCAACCTGTCGGGCCGGCAACTGGTCGACGTAGAAGCCCATGGCCACCTTGCGCATGTCCACGGGCAGCTTGAGAACCGCCTTGTTCGTGCGCTCGCACTCGTCCTCGAACGTGGCCACAAACGGTCGCACTGGCACCGTGCGCGCCTCGTCGATCGTGAGGCAGCTCTCGCCATACCCGCGACCGCCGTTGCCCTTGTGTAGCCACGCCGCCCAGGAATTGAGCCTCGCCCGCACCCATTCATGAGAATCAACGCCGACCATGCTTACCTCCGTTTGCCGACGATGGCCCTGGCCGCTGCGATGCCGCGCTCAGCTGCTGGGGCCGTTGCCGGCAGGTTTTCCGACTCAGGAATACCGGGGATCGGCGACAAGTGTTCATGCCGCGCGATGTCCCACAGCCGCGTCCAACGATCCGCCGCCGCGGCCCAAGTGCCCGGCCGGATCTCACCAACACCGTATCGCACCGCCGTCCAGAACGCGGCACGCGACGACCAGGCATCCTGCCCTGTCGCACGCCGCTGGAGCTGCTCAACGGCCTCGGCGTAGGCAGCCTCCGGGCTCAGATCTTGCGAACTCATCGGCGGCCTCCGCCACACACCATCTGGCGCAACTTGTCAGACCCTGGGTATCCAGGCGCGGCAGAGAGCGTCGCAGCGAACGCCTCATCTTCCGCCCTCTGCTGCGCCATCGTCCGCGCAACTTTCTGCCGCGCTAGCGCAACCTTCTCGGCATAGACGGTCTCCCAAGCGGCGCCCTTCTCTTTCGCATTCCGCAACAATGTGTGGAGGTACGCCCAGGGGTCTTGGATGCCACCAGGAACGGCTGCCATAGCGCCTCGCAGTTCGTCCAAAACACGCTGGAACATCGGCTCGCCTACCTCGCGCTGTTTTCGCACAAGATAGGCCCGATCCTCGTCCGTCATGCGCACCGGCCACGCCTGATGTTCCCCCCACGCGACCTCACCCGACCCCTCGTCTGCAAGCCGGGCCGGAGGCCCATCCCCACCGCTCTTCGCGTTCTCGTGGCGTTCCTCTGAGAGCCGCTGCGCTGTTGCGCGAGGGTGTTGGGGGCCCTGGTCTCCCCCCACGCCAGCGGCGTGGGGGGGTGGATCTACATCCCGCTCACCGAGCATCACATCCGGGTCCGACGAGCCGAAGGCAATGACACCGGCGGGCTGATGGTGTTGGGGGTCCTGTTCACCCCCCGCGCCGCAGGCGTGGGGGGCTGGATGAGTAGACCCGCCGGAGCCACCAGCCTCAGCATCGCGGGGAGGGTTGGGAGGGGTATTGGTTTTACCGGACTCCGGGTGTGTAGCGGCTTCCTTGTTTTCGCCCTGTGTGGACAAGTCCCGCGAACCATTGATACGCCTAGGCTTTGCGGGTCGTCGGCGATGTATCGACTTCGTATCGGCCTGTTCTGGGCCAACGCTATCCCGTTCGGCGAGGGGGCAGGCAAAGACCAGGTCTCCAACACGACCCATTCGGCGCAGGAGACCGATGGCCTGCAGCCGCGCGAGCATGCGCTGCAGCTTGGACTTGTCGTGCGCGAGGTACTTCACACCAGGACGTGCAGCCCGCTCAGTCCACTCCTTGAGCGCCTGGTATGACAGGCGCGGGCGACGACCCACAACACCTGTCGCGAAGTCCATGCGCTGCCGCAGCGCGCCGATGTACAGACGGAACAGCTCATCGCTCTCACCATCAAGGGCATCGAACTCTGCGGCGCTGATACGAATCGTCGACGCCATCAGTTGCCCTCCACGTTGTCACCCATCGCGATCACAGCCCAGACATGGCCATGCTCCCATTGGCGGTAGTGTCTGCCATACCGCGGGAACGGATTGGCGTCCCGCGCCTCACCGCCCTCAGCGGCCTCCCGCCCCGCCTTGCGGAGCGATTCGATCGATTGGATTGGAATATCCATAAGCTCATGGCCGCGCGCTGGCGGCCTCACAGAGAACATCGAAGGTTGCAACGAAGGCTGGTGGGTTGAGCGCCCCCACCTCCGCGCGATAGGCGAGCGTGGCCGCCACAACCTCGGCCCGGTAGGCTGCACGCGCCTCGCCATCCGGAAGCGCCAGCCACCGCTCTTTGCAGATCTCGGCCAGCGTGGACATCTGCCCTGCGGCCGCGAAGACCCAAAACGCATCCGCCAGCGACCAGAACCCGAGCAGGTGCTGCGCAAAGGCGTCCAGGCCTCGTCGCCCTTTCGCCTCGGCCACGCGCTCGGCGTAATGCCAGGCGCAGCACAACTGCATCCCGTGCCGGCATGTCGCACCGATCGCCACGCGCGTCGACTTGCAGCAGGGCATGTCCCGCTCGAAGCGGATCTCCAACTTCATGCCGCCGCCGATCGCCCAAAGGCACACAGATCAGCCCAGACATCCGCAAAGCTCACTCGGGCGTCATAGGTGGAGATCATGTGCCTCTGATACTCCTCACGCCCAAGCTGCTTCGCATAGTCATGATGCTTGTTGCTGAGCAGCTTGAAGATCCGACCTCGTCCCTGCTTGAGGACAAAAACCCCAAACGGGGGACCCCCGCGCCCGATCCGCTTTGTGATTCGGTCGTAGAGGTCATCCTGCTCAGCAGCACTCAGCGGTCTATGACGGGGAGGCACTCGCCGCCTACGCACCGAAACGTGCGCTACGGCCACCGCACCAGCGGGCATAGCAGGAGCTGCACCGCCGATCATTGGTCCCCGTCCCGCCGCGCAGCCGTGACCGCTACCGCATCAGCCGCCATGGTCAGCGCCATTACAGCCTGCACAAGCCCCAACGCCTCCTTGTGGATTCGCTCCCGCTCGGCCATGCAGATCACCCCATCGGCAGCGTCGGCCGTGACCTCGGTCACCAGCTCAGCGAACTCCTTCGATACGCTGCCCAGTTTCACGATCACATCCCTGATCGTGACCGTCGGAGGCGGCGGCTCGACCGCGACCAGGCCATGGCGCCAGCACAGCGCCTGGACGGGAACTTTCGCCCCCTGCACGCCCGCTTCTTCGCACAGCTCGACAACCAAAGAGAACTCTTCAGCGTTGAGGAAGTGGGTATCGATCCCGGGACGCAGCTTGTTCCGCAGAACATTCGGCGACACCTGCTTATCGAGTCGGCGACCCATAGCATGCGCAAGCGCATCGATCCCGCCGGGATAGCGGCGCGCCAGGTTGTACAGCGCTTCGTGCTGATCGATGTCGGAATATTCGTAAGTCACGGTAAACCCCTCGTTACTTGACCGTGTTGTCTACAGCGCACAGCCATTAAGCTTCATTCGTAGCGCGGCGCCTTGACCGCGCGCTTAGGGAGAAAACATGTTTCAACCCAAACCGAAACTCCTGCGGCGGCTCACGTCTCACGACCGAAGAGCCATCGCGCGCCATGTCGCTCAAAGCCACGCACTGCGGCCCGCATCGTCGGTTGCTGGCGCCCCCACTCTTGCCAAGCGCGAAGCCAATAGAGCTCTGGCCAGATGCGCGCCCAATCAGCTGGACGAAGATCAATGCGGCTGACTCGCCCATCGGTGAGCAGCTCGATCTCCACGCAACGGCTTGGAGGCGGCACGACCACGCCCCGCATCCACTGCCCCACCATTGACTGGGTCACTCCGAGCTGGGCAGCGAACGCTGCCTGCGTGATGCCGGAATCGGCGAGATAGGTTTGGAGGCTCATAGGCCCCAAATATTAGAAGCACTAATTCTTTTGGTCAACAAAAGGATGAGACCCCTTCTTCTTTTGAAGGAGCCTAAATCAGTAGCAACTCTACTAAAATTCCCGTATGGCAACCGTACGCAAACGCGCCCTGAGCGCTGAGGAACAAGCCGATGCAGCCCGGCTCACCACTGCATGGAAGGCATACCAGGATCGATGCGCAGAGAAAGGGGAGCGACCTACCCAGGAATGGCTGGGATCCGTGTCAAAGCTAGGAAAGCAAAGTGCCGTAGGGCAATACCTACGCGGCATCATCCCCTTGAATCTCAAAGCGCTGGTGGCGATCTGTGCGGCGATAGGCGCCCGCCCATCTGAGATCAGCCCGCGGCTGGCCGGCAGCCTACTCTCAGTAGCAAACACCCCCGTCGATGACACTTCCCCTCCGCTGGAGGGGAGAAACGCTTCTGTAGCGTCGGCTTACAATCAGCCTTCAGCGGGGGACAACTTCGAGGCAGGGCCAGACATAAGGGCACGCCAATACCCCGAGATTTCATGGGTGCAAGCGGGGATGTGGACAACAATCAGTGACAATTTCGTGTCGGAAGAAGGGGTCAATCGGCATTACTGCCCCTATGACCTGGGCCCTCGAGGGTACGTATTGCGGGTAAAGGGGATGTCGATGACCGGCACGCCAGAATCGCGCTACTCCTTCCCCGAGGACACCTTGCTATTCGTCAATCCGGACCTTGAGGCAGTACCGGGCAAGTTCGTCATCGTGGCCCGCAACGGCAATGAGGCGACCTTCAAGAGGCTCACCAAGATCGAGGACCAGCTGTTCCTTGAGGCAATCAACCCGGCCTGGCCATACCGATTCACACAAGTCGAGCCAGACCACCACTTCTGCGGCATCGTCGTATTCTCAGGCCGCCCGCTGTAAAGCGGAAATAGCCCCATACGGAGGCTATTTCCGCCCTCTTCCTGCCGCGACAGCTCCGGCACTCTCCACGAGATCCAGAAAGGCCATCGCGGCTGCCTCGGCCTGCTTCGTCAGCAGGCCGCGCTGATCCATCTCCCTGATCCGGTCGACCAGGCGCAGGCCAGCCTTACTCATGCGCTCACGCACCTCTTGATGCTCGAGCAGCTGCCCTACCGAGATACCGAAGGCGTCCGCCAACTCGCGGGCCCGCCCCATCGGCGCGCCGCCCCGTCGCTTCCAGTTCGTCACCACGTTGGACGCGACATTTAGCTGGCCGGCCAGCCACATCTGCGTATGACCAGCCCGCTGCAGATGCGTCGCAATCCGGCCCCAGGGAATTGTCTTGTTGTCGTCCATAGGGCGCGACGGTAACGAGAAACAGGTATCGCGCGCATCACATTTCGTTACTTACATACAACACAAAATGTGTAGACATGGGCTCATGGTATTTGTGACCTAAGCAGAATTCCCACTTAGCAGAACGTCTCACTTTCACGACAAAGTGAGGCTCACAGATATGCCTCGTTAGATACTTTTACACCACTCTAGTGGGGTGACCCGGCCCGCACCATTAGAATCACCCTTTGACGTTTATTAGAATCACTTCTAACATGCGCGTGTTACCCAGCATGGAGACGCGCAATGCCGAAGAAATACCGAGGCGCCCTCGCCTATCTCACCGCCCTGATGATCATCGGCCTCGCCCACACCCTCGCGGTGGAAAGCGATCTGGACGAGGCCGCTGCCAGCTCCATCGCCCGCCGGACCTAACTACCGTGGCGGCGCGCCCCTTCTCTAACGCTGCCCTGATGGCGGAGTTCGTCCGCATCAAGGGCAGCGGCCGCCCAGAGGAGGCGATCCGCCACAAGAAGACCCGCCTGGAGCTGATCGCCTCGATCAAGGCACGGCTGCAGACGGCCCGCAAGGCTTCCCCGCGCCCACACGATCCCAGCGTGATCGACCACAAGCGCCGGCAGGCCAACGACCTCGACTGAAGGAGATTCACCATGTTGATCGGAATCACCGGCCGCCCGGGCGCCGGGCAGGACGCCATCGCCGACTATCTCGCCTCCAGCGATCACCGCTTCACGATCGTCAGCTTCGATAGGCCCCTGCGCCGCATGCTGCAGGCCGGCTTTCATCTCGCCGATGATCATTTCCGCACAGACCTTTTCCACACGCCGGTCCCCCAGCTCAAGAAATCGCCAGCGCAGCTGCTGCATTCCCTGCGCTGGACATGGATCCGCGCTGCCGTCGGCGCCGACACCCTGATAGACCCGACGCGTGACGCCCTGCGCGAAGCCGCTGCGCAATGCGTCCCAGTCATCATTCCCGATGTGTGCACAGAGGCCGAGGCCACTCTGGTACGCGAGCATGGCGGCCGCCTGCTCCACCTGGTCAATGCAGCCACCCCTAACTTTGGCCCGGACCCAGGCATCAAGCTGCAAGAGTTCGACCGCGAGCTGCACGTCACGGCGCACCTGTTCCACGCGTTCGACGAGGTCGACGCCATCGTGGGCGAGGAGGAATTCTGCGAGGCCCTGGCATGAGCACACGGCACTTTCACCAAATCCGCCGCGGCGCGACCCCGACCATCGCACAGGACAAAGCCAGCCTACAGCTTGAGCTCTACGACAGCCTGGCCGACCTGTTTCTTGACCCCTCACCCAAGTCCTTCAACCGGGTCGCCCGCATGCTCACCATCGCCCGCCAGGCCATGGCTCTCCAGCGCGTGAGCGACTTCGACCGGCAGTTCCAATCAGCGCAGCGCACGCTCGACACGATCTATGAGCGCTGGCAGCAAAGCGGCCAGGTCGTCGCCTATCAGTTCGAGAAGCTATCGCTTCGCGCGGTCTCCGTGCAGATCCACGAGGCGATCAATACCGCCTCGGTCCGCTCCCTCGCCGCCGCGCGCGACATCGCCGTTGCAGCCATGACCGCACACGGCGCAAAGCCGGCGCCCCACCCGTTGGAGAAACGAGCATGACGCAGACCATTCGCTCACCCGGCAAGACGCACCAGTTCTCCCTGGCCGTTGCCGCCCGCCTTCACGTGATGACACCAGACCCGACCACGCTCTCGAACAATGACCTTGCGCTCGCCCTGGTCGACAGCCTCGGTCGCCGCAGCCCGATTGATGTCGGTGTGTACGCCATGCTACTGCATGAGCGCGGCATCGATGACGACAGCCTCGCCCGCCTCGCGCTTCGCCCCCTGCTCGACCGCATCAGGATGGAGACAGCCCAGCTGGAGGCCTCGGCGGCCTCCCCCACTCCATCCGAACCCTACGGCTACTGGCAGGACGGCGAATGGTATGGATACACACCCGAAGAGCACACGCTGCACGTCGGCGAGACCATTACGCTGACGCCCGTCTGGACCCACGGTGAACAGGTGACGTTTGTCGGCGTCGCCGTGCCCGGCTCTGACGATGTGGAGGCTCAACCGGCCAGCGAAGAAGATGCCGCCCTCCTGCGCCGCTTCGGCGAATGCGAGGCTCGCGCATGAGCTACCACCGCAAGCACACCCACCACAGTCCGATCGCGCCTATTCTCGGCACGATCGGCACCCGCATCGGCGAAGAAGGCGCCCAGCGGCTCGCCGCGACCTCGCGCAAGAAGGTCACGCCTCCGCCAGCCCCGCATATCGATAATCTCGCCGTCGACCAGTTAGCCGAAGCGATGAAGGCGAAGCTACGGGAATGCCGAGCCCGCGGCCGCAGCGGCTGGGACAATCCGCTCGAGTGCTCTCTGGAGCGACTGGCCATGCTACTCGGGCATGCCGTCACCAAGGGCGATCCAGCGGACATCGCCAATTACGCGGCCATGCTTCACGCCCGCCAGGCCCCTCACCAACTCATCGCCGAGCAGGCCATGCGTGCACTGCTACGCGGCAGCCGCGAGGACCAGTCGCAGCGAATCGGACAACTCGAGCAAGAGAATGCGTCGCTGCGTGCCCTCAGCGAGGGGCAGTCATGAGGTTCCATATCACATGCGGCGACCGCGCCGGCGGCACAGCCTGGCTGGAAGAGGTGATCGGCGACATCATCGACATCCCCGGGATGCCCGTGGATTCCTGCGCGGTCCATGCCATGGTCAATACCGGCCCGTACAGCCCTCTGTATGCCGTATCGCATATCGAGAGCGGCCAGCGCGTCGCCGCCGGCGACAGCATCGATTTCGCCATTCGTCTGGCCCGCGAACGCGCGGCTAGTGTCGACCCCGTGAAGCGCGACGCTGGCCTGAAGAAGGCCATCGCCTTCCGCCGTCAGCTGGAGCGCAATCTCGCGCACCAGCTTCCCACCGCAGCGCCCGCCGCCTTCTTTGCGGCCATCCCCACCCAGGAGCAACTATGACCGCCATCACCGCAGTCGAAATGCAAGTCATCCATAGCGCTATCACCCAGGCCGCAGCCGCTGCGCTGCAGATCGGCCAGCCGCTCGGCGGCGGCTTCTACGCCGGCCAGGTCCGCAAGGACGATGGCATCCACGTGCTGGTCGTCGCACCGAAAGACGGTGGCGAGCACGAGCCCACAATCTGGAACTCGTCGATGCTAAGCGTAGACGGTGCGATGAGCTATTTCGACGGCCGCGCCAACACCAAGGCCATGGCCGGCGCAGGCAGCGACATCGCCATGTGGGCACTCGGCCTGCAGCTTAACGGCTTCCACGACTGGTACCTGCCGGCCCGCGACGAGCAGGAGCTCGTCTATCGCAACCTGAAGCCCACCGAGGGGAACTACGCAAGCTATCGCGACGGTGATAACCCCAGCAGCGTGCCGGTCGGATACCCATACACCGAGGACTTCCCCGCCCAGACGGCTGCCGAGATCTTCCAGACCGGTGCCGCGGAGGCCTTCGCGGAGGGCTACTACTGGACTTCCACGCGGCACGCGGAGTACTCCCACGACGCCTGGGTCCAGGACTTCGGCGGTGGCGATCAGGACTACTACCACAAGGGTCTCGAGTACCGCGCGCGCGCCGTCCGCAGCATGCTGGTGATTCAGTAATTCACCCCTTTATCTATTAGGGCCGCGTCAGCGGCCCCCGCGCGATTTTTCACCATTTCAGGAGCACACCCTATGTCGCAAGTTGCTGAGAACGTGACCTTCCAAGTCGGAGAGGCCAAGGTCACCATTCCCGCGCAATCGGTCATGAAGGCCTGGCTGGCCAGCCTGATCGAAAAGCATCCCGTCGTGATCAAAAACCACATCGCCCAGGGGATTCGCCCTATCCTCGCCGAAGGTGAGCGCTATGCCGGCATCCTACTGAGCAAGGACGGCGCCCCTGACTGCCACCTGGTCCTGCTTCCAGCCGACCCCGGCAAGATGGAATGGAGTGCAGCTAAGGACTGGGCCGCATCGATCGGCGGCGAGCTGCCAACTCGGCGAGAGCAGGCGCTGCTCTACGCCAATCTTCCCGAAGAATTCGAGCGCACCTGGTATTGGTCCAACGAGCAGCGCGCGGAGTACTCCCTCAGCGCCTGGGTCCAGGACTTCGGCAATGGCATTCAGGTCTGCAGCCACAAGGGTCACGAGTCCCGCGCGCGCGCCGTCCGCAGATCTCCCATTTAGTCATTTAGTCCTTCTCAATTCGGCCGCGTAAGCGGCCCACGATTTTTTTCAGCATGGCGCTTCATACTGACCTGGCCATCTACAAAGTCGCGTACGACCTGTTTCGTGACGTGACGGCCCTGACCCGCAACATGCCGCGCGATTTCAAGCTATCGCTCGGCGGCCGGATCCGCGACGAGGCCCTGGCCATCGTCGTGCTGATCTTCCGGGCCAACGTGGCGCGGGACAAGGTGCCGCACATCAGCGATTTGCTCGAGCGCGTGCAAGTGGTCGAACTGCTGCTCCGCCTCTCGCGCGATATGCAGTTCATTTCGACTAAGCAGTACGCCCAGGCAATCCAACTCACCAGCAGCGTAAGCAAACAAGGCCATGGTTGGCGCAAGCACTCCGCATCGTCGCCTGCTGCCTGATCGTCAAGGCGATCAGGCCCGTGCGATCTTTATCTGGTCGTGCCGCTGGCCATGCGTGGCCACCGACAGGCGCAATGAGGATACCGCCGGGTTCGCCCGGGTCTGGTCCAGCGCAGTTTCCCCGCCGATCGGCGCAAGCCTTCGGCGAGGCGACGTGGATAGCACGACTCGACGCAGCACGCGGAGAACTCCAACAACGCCTGGATCCAGAACTTCGGCAATGGCAATCAGAACTACAACCACAAGGGTAACGAGTACCGCGCGCGCGCCGTCCGCAGATCAAGCCGTACCGGCCCATGCTGACTTTTCTTTCGAGGAACTCGTCGCGGCTTACTTCGACTGCCGTCGACACAAACGCGGCACACACAGCGCCCTTCGCTTCGAGCAGCGGCTCGAGCGCAACCTGACACAGCTGCACCGTGATCTGGTCGACGGCTGCTATCGGCCGGGCCGCTCAATCTGCTTCGTCGTCACCCGGCCTAAGGTGCGCGAGGTCTGGGCAGCCGACTTCCGCGATCGGGTGGTCCATCACCTGCTGTACAACCGCATCGCGTCACGCTTCCACGCTGCATTCGTCGCCGACAGCTGCGCATGCATCCCAGGCCGCGGCACGCTGTACGCAGCCCAGCGCCTCGAGGCAAAGATCCGCAGCATCACCCAGAATTGGGCAAGGCCAGCCTTCTACCTGAAATGCGATCTGGCGAACTTCTTCGTCAGCATCGACAAGAACGTCCTACGCGAGCAGCTGGCCGCGCGCGTGACGGAGCCCTGGTGGATGTGGCTGGTCGACGTAGTGCTAATGCACGACCCTCGCCCCGGCGCCCAGTTCCACAGCCCACGCGAGCTGATGGCGCGTGTGCCCGCGCACAAGAGCCTTCTGAATCAGCCGGCTCATCGAGGCCTACCGATCGGGAATCTGAGCAGCCAGTTCTTTGCCAATGTCCACCTGGACACGCTGGATCAGCACGTGAAGCACAAAATCAGGTGCCGGCACTACATCCGCTACGTCGACGATTTCGTGCTGCTACATGAATCGCCCCAGTGGTTGAACGCCGCACTGAAAGACATCACGGCATTCCTACCACGACGGCTCGGTGCACAGTTGAATCCGGCCAAGACCATCCTGCAGCCGGTTGCGCGCGGCGTCGACTTCGTTGGCCAAGTAATCAGACCATGGGTGCGCACCACGCGCCGGCGAACAGTCCAGGCGGCAGCACACCGCCTCGAGCGAATGCCGGCTGCCGAGGTCTTCACCAGCGCCAACAGCTACCTCGGGCTACTGCGCCAAGCCACAGGAAGCCACCATGACCAGGCGCAGCTCGCCAACATTGCTCGCCGCCGCGGCCACACCGTGGACTCGAGCCTCACCAAGATATACCGGCGACTGGCCACCGAGCCTATACCCAAAGCCGCCAATACCGAGCCCGCTCCTGCCATCACCCCGCGCCAGATGGTGCTCTTCTAGGACATATAGCCATGAGCAGCCACGCCCTCGCCCGCACCGCCGGAATCCTTTGCAGCAACGCCGACTTTCGCCACTTCCTCGCCGAGCGCTTCCCCATCGATTGGAAGGACTTTTCCGATCTAGAGGATGCGGAGCGTGCCGCTTCCGTGCTCCGCTCCGCCTGCAAGATCAAATCCCGCAGCGAACTGGATAGCAGTGCCGAAGCGCGCCACCGCTATCACATCGCCATCGGCCTCCCATACAGCAGCTGGCGCACTAGGCTGGCGTCTGGCTGACGCGAAGTTTCTACGTAGAAACAACAGGACGGGCTTCGGCCCGTTTTTATTTCTTCTTATTTTTATTTTTCCTCTATATCATTCGCCGCATGCCGCGTAGGTTTCTACGTAGAAACCTCGGCCAACGGGAGCATCAACAACATGACTGCAAAGATCGTTACCGTTTTCAATCAGAAGGGCGGCGCAGGAAAGACCACTGTGTCTTTGTGCCTCGCAGGGGCACTTGGACACCGTGGCCACAAAGTTGCCCTGGTCGATCTCGACGGGCAGGGAACTGCCGCCCTCTCAGTAGGGGCAGCCACAGAAAGCAACCCATTCCCCGCGACCGTCTTCCCACTCGCTGTTCATCCTCACCCTGACAGGGAGATCCGGAAGTTCGTTGACGACTACGACTTCATCGTTATCGACTGCCCTCCAGCAATCCAGTCTGCCGCGCCATCCGTCGCGCTGCTGGTCTCCGACCTAGGCCTGATCCCCGTAGTCGGGTCAGCCGGCAACTTCTGGGCCGTGAAGGAAGCGAAGAATCTGGCCAGGCGAGCACAGGTACAGAACGCGACCCTACAGGTAAGAACCATCGCGAACCAAACGAAGAATCGAACGATCAGCAAGAACGTCTTTGAAGCCCTTGGGCAAGACGAGGAGTTCCCGCTGTGCGCTAGCAGCCTGGGGGATCGCGCTGCTTATCCGGAGGCCGAGGCAACCGGCATGCCTGTCGTGGCCATGAGTTCAAGCGCTCGCGAGGCAAAGAAGGAAGTGAACGCCCTTGTCGATGAAGTCCTTGAAATCATTGGAGCCTAAACATGGCGACTAAGGCCAAGAAAAATTTCCTTAGCGCCCTCCAGGACGGCGAGGCACGGGACCAACAGATGCGCAGCGCTACCCTGAGTCGGTTCGACAATGTGGCCACTGCCATGGACGGCCGCGATAGCCTCCTGCAGCCGCATCAATCCGACCCGGAATCGAGCCAAGAACGGGAAGGGGAGGCTGGTTTCTACGTAGAAACATTGGTGAAGGAAGGGAAGGCCACGCGCCGCCAGGCCTCCATCCAGATCGACCTGATTGATGACAACCCGCTCAATAGCCGCAAGTTCTATAACGAGGAAAAGATCAAGGCTCGTGCCAACTCGATCAAAGCCGATGGGCAACTGGTGCCAGCCTTCGTCGCACCGCACCCCAAGCAGCCTGGGCGCTACCAACTGATCGACGGACACTATCGGAAGCGGGCCACGTTGCACCTTGGACGCCCGGAGATGTCCTGCTGGGTGCTGGACGGACTATCGCCCATCGACTTCTACCGACTCGCGCATACGCTCAACAACGAGCGCGAGCAAGAGACGTTCCTCGACGTTGCCTTCTCCTATCGCCAACTCCTCGATGCCGGCATTGCCCGCACCGAAGAGGACCTCATCCCAATCGTCGGAGAGAGCAAGTCCAAGATCAACAAGATGCTGGCGCTCACCGGTCTGCCACAGTCAGTGCTAGACGTCATCATCGAAACGCCCGAAGCGTTCGGCTACAACATCGGCTATGAGCTGACACTGCTTAACAAGGCGGCCGGTGAGGCGAGAACCACAGAATTGGCCAAGCGAATTGTTGAGGAGGAGCTTTCCTTCAAGAAGGTGGAAGCCATCCGCAAGAAAGCGGAGGAGGGCGCCAAGGCCCGGCGCAACACGTCCCGCCAGTACAAGATCATGCGCGATGGCCAGGCGGTGGGCACGCTCAAGGAATGGGACAACGGCCGCGTGACCCTTGACATGACCTTTGACGACGCCGCCAAGCGTGAGGCCTACGTAGCCAGCATGAAGCACCAGCTCGAGCTGGACGAGCCGACCTAAGGTAGGGCTTGGTCCCTTGATCTTTTTCTAATCTTAGTCGTGCCGGTCGCTTGCATACCAACAGCTGCTGTGGGCAAGTGTGGTCAGGAAGAGGGCAGCCGTTCAGGCTGTCCGCTGCTGTCCACACGGTCCCGCACAGCGGGATGTCCACTGCCTTGCGGACCACAGGCGGGTTATCCACATCCCCCCGGTTTTTATATACGTTTTAACCCCGTTTTACTTCGTTTTAGCCCACCGAAAAGCCGCGCCAGATAAGGCTTTGCGGGCTTCTATTGGGGCAAGGACCGGGCTCTATTGGGGCAAGGACCGGGTTCCAATGGGGCAAAGACCGGGCTAATGGGGCAAAGACCGGGTCGGCCAGTCGGCACATTGCTTAGTTGTCCACAGAAGGCTGCAACAGAATGAACTACTCGCTACTTTGGATGACGCCATTTATGGCATACCATCCGACGACGCCCCAATAACCCGGTCCTTGCCCCAATACGACATATGTCGAAACCACCGAAACCCGGTCAGCCGATTGCCGAGCTGAACGTCAACATGAGCAACGCCCTTGTTCGGGCAGCCCACGGCCTGTCGCTACCGGAGAAGCGCGTCATCTCTTGCTGCATAGCCCAGGGCGATTCAGTGCCTTTGGTGCTGTCAAAGTCAGCGCTGCGTACACGCCTACATGCCAAGGACTATGCGGAGACCTTTGGCCTGGACATGACCAGCGCTTACGAGCAGATGGAAGCCGCAGCCGAACGGATCTTTGACCGCTACATCCGCACCGTGGAAATGACACCGAAGGGTCCGGAAGACACAAAGTATCGGTGGGTCGAATATCGGAAGTACCACAAAGGGGAGGGCTGGATCGAACTAGTGTGGACCAGCTCGGTGGCGCCGCACTTGTTTGGCTTGCGCCGGGAGTTTCTTTCCTACAAGTTGCGCCAGGCAGCCGACTTCCGTTCGGTCTACACCTGGAGACTGTTCGAGTGCCTAAAGTCGTGGGAAGCAGCAGGGCGGTATAGCCCGACGATTGAGGAATTCACGCACAGCATGGAAGTGCCAGAGGCCTATGTAAAGAACTTCAAGGAACTGCGGACGCGCGTGATCGAGCCAGCGCTGCGCGACCTGAAAGAGAAGAACGGACTTTTGATCGAGTGGGATACCAGGCGAGCAGGGCGCAAGGTGGTAGGCCTCGAATTCCGCTTCGCAAAGGACCCTCAGCAGCGACTGCCAATTTGACAAACTTGATCAGCTCTGGCAGGACCGCCAACAGGAAGCCCATCGCCTCGACGATGAACTTGGCATCGGATCACATCAGTAATGTGATCAATACGCCATATACGCGCATAATAATCGTTATGTCAAAACGGCATAACCATCACCGGCGACGCAGCGCTGCGTGCCAGCCCAGGCGGGCACTGGCGCGGTCCACCTCCGCCGGCAGCGTCGCCAGCCACGCCTCGCAGCGCTGCCAGGCGGCGGCCCGCCGGCCCGCCTCCCGAGCAATCGCGGCGGCGCACTTGGTGACCTGACACGCGCCCAGGCGCGGATCGTCGCCGCAATCGTTCAGACAGTCGCAGGGCGTGGGACACGTCGAGATCCTGATCATGGGGCCGTCCTCCCAGCCTAGCGCTTTTTAGCCGGCGTGGCGGGCTTCTCCGCCGGCGCGGCCCGCTCGGCCGCCGCCAGCGCTTCCTGCGCGTGCCGCAGCTGGTACTCCGCCGCCGACCACTTCGCGTTGGCCTCGTAGGTGGCGGCCTGCTGCGTGTGCACGGCCTCGCTCAGCTCATAGACCTTGGCCTGGAGTTCGCCGCGGAGCTTTTCCGCCTTGGCCTCCGCCTTCTCGCCGGCGGCGCGCACCGTGGCCAGCTCGCCCTCGACGTGCACGACCGCAGCCTGCGCGACGGCGACCGCTTGCTCGGCGGCGGCCCGGCTCGCGCGCTCGGCCTCCAGCTCGGCCCGCACCGCCGACAGTGCCGCCTCCAGCTGCGGCACGGCCTCCAGCGCCTTCTCGGCCCGCATCAGGGCGACCGCCTCCGCCTCGAGGCGCGCGCTCGCCACCGCGGCAGCCTGCTCGGCGGCAATCCGACCCGACCGCTCCCGCTCGACCTCGACCCGCACGGCTGCGAGATCCTCGACCAGCCGCGGCATCGCCTCCAGGCGCAGCTCGGCCTTGGCCAGGGCCGTGCGCGCGCCCTCGGCCGCAGCCCGCTCCTGCTCGACCTCGCCGCGCAGCACGACCTGGTCGGCCTCGAGCTGCTGCACGCGGCCGGCGAGCGCATCGCGCTCCGACTGCACCGCATCGCGCTCGCTCTCCAGGGACTCGATCGCCGCTGCCTGGCGCTCGCTCTCGCTGGCCAGATCCGCGTTGACCTGCTGCAGTTCAGCGAGATCCGCCGCCAGTTCCGCCTTGCCTTCAGCCACGGCCTGGCCCACGTAGTCGACCAGCGCGCGCTGCAGTGTCGCCGGCAGCGTGATCGGCGTCTCAGCGGGTTTTACTTGGCCGCCCTGCCAGACCGCGAGCAGGCGCATGACCGTGGCATTCGAGCCCGTGTTGCCCAGGCGCTCGCGCACCGCGCGCACCGTGGGCTTGGCGCCAGACGCCCGCAGCGCGTCGGCGGCGGCGTTGACCTGTTCCTGCGTGATGCTGGCTTCGCGTGCCATAACATTTTCTCTCCGTAACGTTACGTTTCGTTATGTTATGAATGTTATGTTATGGAATGGAGAAAGGCAAGGCGCTAGCCGCATCCTCCACTTAGAATGCGGTTCTACTCTCACCATGAGGATGCCCATGCTCGCGCGACTTTCCCACTACGGCCTGGCCGCTGCGCTGGCCCTCGGCGGCCTGACCGGCTGCGCCGTTGTGCTCACCAACTACACGGCCAGCGATATGCGCCAACCCGAGAACTTGCGCACCACGGTGCAGCTCGATCAATCGCTGCCCGAGGTGTACAAAGCGATCACGGCCTATGAGATGGACTGCCGGCCCATTGGGAACGTCGCGATGGACCCCAGTGGCACCCGTCTCGTGGTTACGCAACTCGGCATGGGCAGGTCCGACTCCAGCGTCTATTTGCTGGCGGACATTACCCCCAAGGGCACGGGCGCCGAGCTGAAGGGCTACACCTACTATTCCACCTGGCAAAGCCGCCTGGACGTGATTGTGGGCGCCATCCGCGACCCCAAGCATTGCGCCTGACAGCGGGACGTGATGGCGCCCTAACCGCTACCCCGGCCAGGCCTCCACGGTCTTGCGGTGGCGTGCCGCACAATCGCCCAGCGCGCCGAGCACCGGCCCCATGACCCAGTCCTGCCAGGCGTCATAGTCGGCGACCGTCGGCGCATCCGGCACTACACACGGCGCCGCCAGCGCGCTATCGAGCGGCGGCGGCTTGCTGGGCCGCACCGACGGCTTCGGCGAGCTTGCGCACGCGGAAATCATCAGGGCGACAGCCCACAGGCAAAGGCTCTCTCGCATTCTTCAGATCCTTGCGAATGGCCTCCAGCTGGAGACCGAGGGTGGATTGGATGCCGCCATACTCGACGGCCTTCTGGTGGATCAAGGCGCTGGCGCTCTGCAGATCCGCCAGCGCCAGCTGCGCCACGCCGAGCTGCTCGCGCGCCTGCTGTGCGTCGCGCTCGGCGAACTGGCGCTCGTAGCGGTTGGCCTGCCAATGCCAGGCACCCGGCCCCGCGATCGCACCACCCAAGACCACCCCGACCCCAAACAGCAGGGCATAGCCCTCCCAGCCGGAGAATGCATCGAGTACCACCTTAAGTAGCTTTGCCACGGTCGCCCCCCTGTTTGCTCATCCAGCGCTTGAGCCACAGCTCCAGGTACTGAGAGCCGACGATGCCCAGCGCGCAGCCGATTCCATACAGCGCCATCGGTGGCAGGTCCGGGAACTGCGCCAGGCCGACGCCGGCCACCATCGATGTGGCCGCGCCCAGCAGCGCACGGCCCAGGATCAGCCGTAGCGTGATGGGATCGTTGCTGACCAGCAGCTTGCCGATACCGATGACGGCACCCATGACCAGCAGGACGTACAGCGATTGCTCTTCTTTTTGCATGCGACCCGTTCCTTGTTATGCGTGGATGAATTGCTTGGACAGATCCCAGCGTCGTCGCCGGTCCTCCAGGCCATTGACGCCGCCATTGATCCGCCGTGTGAGCTGCTCGAAGTCACCCAGGTCCGCCAGCTGGTTGCAGCCGCGGGCGTACCAGAACCACGCCGCCGAGCGCGCGGCCAGCCGATCGTCGCTGGCCAGCAGCTCGGGCTGCGCGACCAGGTCGACGCCCAGCGCGTGCCCGCACTCGCGGTGGTTGTCGAAGAACGTGATCTGCTTGAGCCCATGGCCGCGGTACCGCCAGCCGTCGCCGCTGCCGGCGCCCCCGTTGCCGTAGCGGCCGGCATAGACGATCGAGGCGATGCGAGCCTGGCGGTCCAGCGGCACCATGCGCTCGCCAGGCTGGCGGCCGAGCTGCGCGGCTATCGCCGGTGTGATGCGCTTGCCGAACTGCGGCACCAAGGCCTCCACCGCGTAATCGAAGGATTCCACCAACGTGGTAAAGCCCTTCGATTCGTGACCCACCTGGCCAATCCAGGCGGCGACGCGGTGCGGCGCCACGATGCCAAACTCGAACAGCGCGCGATCGACATGCGGCCACCAGCGCGCGGCTAGCGCCTCGCTGATGCCGGCCGCCTGCCGGAACACATCTTGATTCATGCTCACCTCCAAAATGAATAAGCCCGCGCGAGGCGGGCCGTGTCGGACATTGACTGCTGCCTATCCGGGCAGCGCGGGAAACGGTTGTGGGGGTGGGGGAATCATTTGTTTTGTTGCAAATACATTCACAACCAAACTAAAATGTATTGACAACATAGTGAGCGCCAAAGGCGCCTGAACTTGGGGATACCGTGTCGCGCGACCTTCTCAAACGCATAGCGGGCGCATTAGTTGCCCCTTCAAAGCCTCCCGCGGAGAGATCCGCAGCTGAACAGGATGCATTTGAAAGGGGCATTGATGCTCGGTTCTATTCGCCAACCGCCAACCCTTACCATTCGAATAGCAACCTTCACGCACAGTGGATTGAAGGTCGCCGGTTCGGCCTTTGGCTTGATGACCAGTGGTAGCCCACTAGATTCCTAGGCTGGAAAGCACCGCCTTGGACCGCGCATACTGATCATCTTTCTCCGCCTGCGTCATGACGCGGTTCCACACGACAAGCTGGTTCAGCTGCGGGTAAAGCCCGTTCAGTGTTGAGGTGCTGTGGAATTGCCCCATCACCACGTTCGCCACGTGAGCAGTGTCCGGCGTGATAGTGCCGGTTATCCCCAAGTCCGCATTCGTCTTGGTGATAATCGTGCCGAGCGTGCGGTTATCGAGCGTCCAGGTCGTTCCGTCGAACGTGAGAATACGGAAGGTAGTCCGGCTGTCCGGGGACTGGTCATTGAAGAGATTGAGCGCCCCGCTCTTGACGCGCGCTCCAGTGCGGTGCAACTGGGTATTGACTTCCAGAGACAGCCCCTTCGAACCGACCCCCGTCCCGCAGTCGAGCAGTGATGCAGCGACCGGCGTGGCTCCAGCGATTTTCCCGGCGGGGAAAGGGATGCCGCTGTACCCGCCGACCACCAAGATCGAGAACTGCCGGCTGCCATCGATCGGGATGGTCCACACCGGCATGTCGATTTGCAGGTAGCCGAGCTGTACCGTGATGCCAAGACCTCCGTTGGCATCAAACACGATCGTCGGGTCCACCACCCGGGTCTGGCCGCCTGCGATGTCCTGCCGGTAGGCGGTCAGCGTGTGCTTGCCCGCGAGATCGGCCAGGCGATTCGAACGATTGCGGAAGTCGAAGGCAAACTCCGCGTCCGAAAGGGCGACGAACGGGTTGATGTTGGGCAGCCCCTGCCCCGAGAAATTAGCGTTCTTCAGCTTCGTGATGGTTGCCATGCTCATTACTTGACCTCCTGAATCAGTACCTTTGCCACTTGAATCTCACCGTCCGGGCACGACAGCCGGAAGCTGAACGCTCCAGTCCCGAGCGGTGCCGGCGGCATGTCCACATAGAAGACGACCGGTCGCCAATAGAGCGAGGCAAACTCATCCAACTCCCCGCCCCCCACCGTTGGATCGATGCTCGCCGCGAAGGCGTACTCCATGCGCAGCGTGCGAAAGTCGTGCGAGTCCGCATCGATCGGCGCCGAAGAGGGATTGGCGATGCGATCGATCACCTGGGCGGAGTCCAGGCTGGAATACAGCGGGTTGGAGCGATCCACGAACGCCTTCGGGAAGTACCGCGCATACACAGTCACGGCATAGCGCTTGCCGGCAAGACCAGGCGTAGCCAGCGTCAGGCTGCGCCCGATCATATCGGTCGCCGTGAGCACGCAGACAGCCGACACCGGCGACGCCGTGTTCGCCGGATTGCGCGGGGAGTTGACGTTGTCGATCGGCACCAGCGTTGCCGGCGCGCCGGTCACAGTCCACGCGGCGGTCAGATCGGCTGCAGAAACGGTGGGGGCGGGCAAGAGCTGCGTGTCGAGAAGACGCGGCGGCGTGGTGCGCAGGTTGGGCTCCTTCCCTCCTGCCCCCTGGTATCCGACCTGGCACGCGGTGATGCTGAACCCGCTGCTCTTGTACAGCAGCAACTCCATCCGGTCGCCCCGCATGGAGTTCCGCAGGTTGACCTTGGCCATGGTGATGGGCGCCGAGTACTGGCCGAGCGAGCGCCACGCGCCACGCGATTTGTTCCACTTCGACAGGTAGTCCGGCTGCGTCGGGGATGCCCCTTGCGACTTGCCAACGGGCGACGACGCCACGTCTTGGTAGTCACGCACATACACCTGCACGCCGGACGGAAGACCGAGCGTCAGCATCACCTGGTCGATCGTCCGCGCAGTGCCCGGCAGCGTGACCTCCACCAGCGCATAGTCGCTGATCGCCACTCCCGCACCGCTTTCGATCTTGGAGTACTCGTCGGACTCCAGGGTGAAAGACCAACTGATACCACTGTTCAACTCGTCATATCGCGGCAGCTGAGTATCCGTGAGCCGGTAGTGCGAAACCGTCAGCTCCTTGAATCGTGCTTGCTTGTCCACCACCGACGAGAACAGCAGGTCGGAGATGGCCGACACCGCGAAGCCGGCGCGACGTCGGTAGATCTTGATGCCGCGATCCGGCTTCGGCAGCGCGCGGAACGTCTCGTACAGGTTGTACCAGAAGACCGCATTCGTGCGCGTGCCCGGGTGGCCTTGGAAAAAGGGGCCAAGCTGCAGGTTCCCCCACTCGTAGTTCAGCGACGCCACATCGACAAACCGGATGCCGTAGCGGTCCGCGATGTTGCGCAGGATCGCGTAGGTCGTGGTCGTGGCGGGGAACTCGCTGCACAGGATAGGCTCGGCGCCGCTGGCGATCACCGTTTCGACAAGGCGCTCAATGTTGCGCTGGTACATCGTCAGATCCGCCCCACGGAAGTCCGTATCGTTCGTGTAGCTCAGGATGCAGACGAAGCGCGCCCGCATTGCCGAAAAGTACGCACCGTCCGGGTACACCGCATCGGTGATGATGCGGTAGTTCATGTCGAGCGCGTCATTCCCCGAGATGCCGAAGTTGCGGCAACGGTAGCCGGTGAGCGATGACAGGCGCGAAATGTAGGCCTTGTCCTTGACCGTGTAATGGCTTGCGGTGTAGCTGTCGCCGACGAACGCAACGGAATCAGCATCGCCCAAGCCGAAGGTGTTCCACGCCGCGCCCAGCCCTGGGGTAATCAGCTTGGGAATCTCCACCGCACCGTCCGACCGGAAACCCAGAGACATGAAGCCAGCCGGATCCGTGAAGACACGCTCGTAACCGATAGCCGACCCAGAATAGGTGTCCGTGGCATCGTCCTCGATGGAGATGGGATAGAACTTCGTCGCCGTGGCCGTGCCAAGCTTAGCCTTCGGAATCTCCTTCGTCCCGTCAGTGTGCGTGAGAGTGACGGCATTTCCATCAGGGTCCGTTTCGGCACCAACGATGGTGGGATCCATGATCTCTTGCTGGGTCACTCGTGTCTCAAGATCGGTGCGAAGTTGCTGAACCGAGCCAGCGCTTGGGTAGAGCGCGATCAGCGTGGAAGCGCTAGCGCTGACTCGGCGATATTCAAAGGCCGCGATATCCCCTGCCCCCTGTACCAGGAAGGCCTCCCCGTCGGCCACGCTGGCGCGACCAGTCGGCTCGTCCACGTACTTTTTCCCCTGCGCAAACGACGCATCGCGCGCCAGCTCGGCAGCGGCCCTCGCAGCCTGTGCTGCGGCTGCACTCTCGGAGGCGTTGCCAGCCTGCGCCACGGCGGCCGCGGCAGCAACCTCCGCACTCGCCCGATCCGCCTGGGCGCTGGGCACCTCGCTCACAATCCGCGCCAGCGTCTTGACCGGCCCTCTGGCCGTTTGAACCACACTCTCGGGGCCACTGACCGGCCCTTCCGTGATGGCCTTGTACTTGATGCCAGTCGCGTAGATGCGGTCAAGTGCCGCGAGATAGTCCTTCGTGGTTTCCATGTTTCAGCCCAAAAAAGAAAAAGGCCGCCAAATGGCGGCCGAACATGCCAGGAAGTCTCAACTACCTGGATTCGGTGGCGACGGCGTGTTGATCGTCGTGATGGGACCCTGGCTGCCCCACACGTCTCGCTGGAACAGCACATACGTACTGGCCTCCATGAGCTCCAGCTCGACCGGTGCAATACCGCTGTAGATCACCGGCCCAGAGGTCGACCCGAGGCGCAGGTCGCACCGCTCCAGGTCCGTGTCCGGCCCAGGCCGAATCGTGATCCTAGGTGTGAGGTGGAAGCCATCGTCCGACTCCGTATAGGTGTGATCCACCGCCGGCGGAGGGGGATTGCTGACGGTGATCGAGGTGTCAGTGGAGGCCTGGTTGGCGCTATTCACTGCTCGCACGATGAAGGTGATCGACGGCGAGACCGCCCCCCAGTTGACTGCATCGTCATAGCTCCACTCGAAGCTGGAGCCAGGGATCGCGAACTGGCGCCGCTTGACACCGCCCGTCCAGACCTCGACCTCGTAATACGACACATAGGATTGCGCCGCGATATCGATCTGCACCACCCTACCGACGAACGGCGCGCGCAGCACCAATGTTGGAGGGCCGGGAACATATGCAGTCTCGGTGATGGTCCCCGTCCACACGGTCCACGGCCCAGGTGCCGCCGCCCCGATCGCCCGCACCCGGACCTGCACCGCCCCTGGCGCAATCTGCGCCCCCAGTTGCGGGGTCGCCGAGTCGCCCAGGTACACCCAGGACGCCCCGGCATCCCGACTGACCTGGAACTCATAGCGCTGCGCATTGCGCGCCGCCGTCGCCGTGATGGATACCCACCCACCCCAAGATGGCAGCACACTCACCGAGCTGATCACCGGCGCCTCGCTATTGCCGGGCAGCTCAGAGGGGCGTGGCGGCGGCGGCACAGACCCGTCATTCTCCGCCTTGTGCACGCTGTCCGCCGCATTGACGACCGTGACCTCCACCTCCAGGTCGTTCTTTGGCGAGACTGACACCACCAGGCAATCCAGCGACACACGATCCACCTGCCCGAAGGCGACGATCGTCGGCTCCTCGCTGGCGCCATCGGACACGTAGATCGCGCTGCGCTGTGCCGCCGTCAGCCCCACCAGGACCACATCGGTGTCCACGGCACCGGAGGCGACGGCATAGGGACCATCCATGCTGCCATCGCGCCGGCGCAGCGCGATCTGGTAGCTTGCCCCCACCTCAAAGACCATGGGCTCGGACAGGCTCAGCACGCCGGCGCCAGGGTCATACCCCATGACCACCCCCGAGCGGCCCCAGGCCGGCACATCATGGCTGACCGCGACCAGGTCGCCATACTGTGGGATATGACCGTCCAACTCGGTCGTGAAGCTAATGAACCGGCGGCGATCGCGATGGCTTGCCGCCATGTACATGCCCTCCCGCCAGGCCTGCGCCCGATTTGCGCATCCGAACAGCTTCACGCGCTCCGGCTTCAGCTTGGCGCTGCCATGGAGCGCACACTCCACCTCCATCGCCTGCCAGGTCGCCTCGTCGACATACTCGATGATCACGTAGTCCGGCGTGTCGTAGTCGTGCAGCACATAGTCCGCGCTCCAACTGCCCTTGACCATGTTCTGCGGCGTGAACATCGCCTTGCGCACCGACTGCGGCGCGTCACGGATCATGTCGATGACGCCAGCGTAGTACATCGGCAGCGCTCGCCCCACCCGCGCCACGCTGGTGGCCGCGTCCCAGACCGTCACCGACGTGTCGAAGATGCCGTCGAAGCGATCGCCGCGCGCATTCCACGTCGCCGCGAGCTCGAGCAAGTGCGCGAGATTGAGCCGGGAGTCCGGCAGCCCTCGGCCGTAGCCTGCGTTGCGGAAGATGTCCGCGAAGGCCCAGGCCGGATTGCGTGTCGGCTGCGGGTCGCTCCACGCCGAGCCGTTCCACACCGGCAGCTTGCGCGTTGCAATCACGCCAAGCTGGCGCGCCGTCTGGCTGTTCAGGTTGTTCGTGGCCCGGATCCGGGTCGCGATCATGGTCACGTCGCCGTAGACGCGCTTGCTCGTCAAGTAGCCGCGCAGACCAGACCACACCAGCGTGTTGCCGGCGCGCGAATCCAGATCCTTGTCGTTCAGGCGGCGCAACCGCACCTGCGCGCGCCCCAAGCCAGTCGCCCAACGATAGGAGCGCATCTGGGGCGTCGTCGTGGCCATGGTGATGGTGTCGCGCCCAAGCTCCCACCAGTTGCCGATGGGGGAGCCATCGTCGTGGATCCACTGGGCTTCCGCGACAAAGCTGACCGTTCGCCCGTCCATGCCGCCACTGTTGTTGGCGTAGAACAGACCGTTGGGCAGCGAGATGTCGATCCCGATGTAGGAGGCCTGCGACCCCGCCGAGTTGACGATGAATGGCCCCACATAGTCACCGCCCTCGTTCGGCCCCTTGAGCTCGAGGCCAGTCACCGCGGTGCTAGTTTCGACGTTGTCCGGGAAGAGCGTCACGGCGCCGCCGGGTGGGATGATCTCGTACTGGACCTCCGAGTAGACACTGATGTCCGACTCGCCGATCAGCACCTGCTCGATCTGAGCCTGCCCCTGCGTCACCACGAACAGCTGGTACAGATACTGCTCGTTGCCGATGTACTCGGTGTACGGCTGCGAGGCGAAGTCCGGCGTGACCCGGTGCCGGCCATACAGGACCGGGATGGCGCCGAGCAGCCGCGCCGAGTTGCCCTGCGCGTTGATGCCATAGGTCGGGCTGGCCTGCGATCCCTGCTGGCCAAGCCCAAGGTTCGGCTTGGGTGGCGGCAGGATGGCGTTGACCAACAGGCTGCCAGCCATCATCACGCCAGCCGAGATCAGTGCGCCGGTAGCAGTCAGGCCGCCAGTGGCGCCGACAGCCCCCCATGCTGCCGGCGCCATATAAGGCGCATAGATCGAGATCACCACCACGGCGATCATAGCGATGATCTGCAAGGGGTTCGAGCCACCGCCACCCTTGGGCACAGCCACAATCGCCAGCGTGTCACCATCCTCGATGCAGCGCCGCCACTCCCGCTGCAGGAGCGGCTGGCCGTTGAGCAGCACGAAGAACGGCGCCGACAGCCGGATCCGACCCGCCGCTGACACCGTGGCCAGGCCGCGCCGGCGCAATAGCGTGGTAATGCGGTTGCGCCGGCGCAGCGCGGTCACCTGGCGCCCGAGCTGCGGACGGAAGGGGTCAGTGATCTGAATCAGCGTTGCCTGCATGGATCTCGTAGTAGTGGATGCGGCCATAGCCAGCTAGGTTGAGACGACTTCCCGGCGTCCAGACGACGCCAGCACCCTCCTGGGCATGCAGCACGCCGCCACCGTCGACCGCCAACCAGGTGCCGACGTGCGGGTGCATGCCGGCCCGCATGAGCGCCGGCGCGCCGTGCGCCGGCCGCGGGATGACTACCCACTCGCCGGAGGCTCGCCGGCGTTCGTAGGCGGCGAACGATGCCGCCGCATCGCCCATCTGCAGGTCTGGAAATTCCCGCCCGAAGTGTTCCCGCTGCAGGTGGACCAACAGCCCCCAACAGTCGAAGGCCTCTGGCCCGCGCCCACCAGCCAGATAGGGCAACCCGACATAGCAGTTGATCTCGGCGGCGTTCATCGGCGCAGCAACCCGGGGAAGTCGGCCGGGTTGTACACGCGACCAGGGAATGGCCAGTTGTGCACGTCGCTCAGTGTCGCCGTGCCGGTGACCCTGAACACGCTGACGGTGACGCGCGACAGGATCATATTGATGGGCGGGTCCATCTGCGGGGAGGACGGATCCGATGCCAAATAGGGGCGATATGTCACCTGGATCGGGTCCGATTGCTGGTAGGCCCGCTCGACTGCTGCCGTGATCGAGCGATCGATGTTGTCAATACCGATCTCGAGCTGCGGCACCCTGGCCTCTGCCGCCCCGGGCAGCTTGAAATCGAATGGCACGGCGATGAAGGTCACGCGCTGGCCAGCATTCATCCGTGCACCGACCTCCAGGTAGGCCTCGAAGTCGACGCGGTCGCGACAGATGCGGATAGCGGTCGGATTTCCCGCATCGTCGAAGAACGAGGGATGCCGGATCTCGAGCGTGTCGATGATGACCTCGCTGACTGGCGCCGAGGCGTAGGCCTCGGCCAGCGCCTGTTTGATGGTTGTCATGGGTTGACCGATGTGCTTGCGCCAGGCAGGTAGCCGTTGACGAAGTGGTAGAAGCGCCGATCGATCAGCGCGATGTCATCCGCATCGAACTGCTTCATGGCGGTGTACTGAGCGGCATTGATTTTCGGTATCTCCAGCGCCTCGGCCTGGATCGAGACCTCCCAATGGCCGTCCACTGCATTCGCTGTGTAGCCGTCCGACACACAGCGCACGCGCAGAGACTGCGGACCGGTACCGCTGCTGGCGATCGTCTCGAACCAGGCCGCGCCATCGAGCACTTCGACGTGCCAGAAGTACTCGAACACCGCTAGCTCCGGCCCCGTCAGCAGCCACTTGAGGTTGATCTGCGCCGGCGCGCGGCTGAACCGGCGCCGGTTGCGCGCGATGCCGCTGTCCATCTCAGTGCGCGCCACCGCCGCTTTCTGGCTGTAGCTGTAGCCGCTGACCAGCGGCGCCGGCAGCTGGATGGGCCATGTTGGCACTGTCATTACCGCCTCCCTACTCGATTCAGGCCGTAGCCACGCTCCATCGCTTGCGCGATCGAGGTGCCTCCGGCCGTGATGTCTGCAGCGACCGCCGCCTTGACCTTTTCGACGAAAACGGTCAGGTCTAGGCCGCGTCCGTTGCGCTGCTGGTCGACCTGGCCAGCCTTCGACGAGTCTTCGACCACCGACACGCTCACGTTGATCTCGCTACCGCCAAGTGCATGATTTGGAACGATTCCCCCCGAAGAATTGGGTACGAACAACTCTGGCCCTCGCTCGCCGACCAGGTAGGTCTGGCCGCCGTCCACTGGGCCGCCAGACGCACGCGCACCGGCCACGCCGAACAGACCGCTGGCATAGCCACCGGACACCGATCCAGCAGTGCCAAAGTAGTCACCCGCCAGCGGCGTCGCCGCAGCGGTCTGCGAGCCAGCCAGGGCCGAGCTGGCACCATCGAAGGCGCCCGCCCCGGATAGGCCGGCCCCGAACATGTTGCCGAGCATGCCGACCAGGCCTGCGACGGCCTGCCGCGCTTGAATCCGCACGATCTCGGCGATGATGCTGTCGGCCAGCGACTTGAAGTCCAGCTTGCCCTTGGTCACGAAGTTGGTCAGCGCGTTCTCCATGCCCTGCGCCATGCTGGTTACGGCATTGGCGGTCTGCGCCGCCATGTTGCGCGCAGCGTCGACATAGTTGGCGATGGAAGCGGTGGCGCCGTTGGTCCACTCGGTCTGCTTCGCCTTGAGCTCGGCGTAGTAGTCGCTGTAGTCCTTCAGCGACTGCTGCAGGCCATCGCGAATGCGCTGCTGGGCCTGCAGGTACTCATCCGATCCGCGCGCCTCCGGCTTGGTGGCCTTCTCCAGCTGCCACTGCATGCGCTCGTATTCCTTCGTGAGCGCCTTGACGGCCTCGGCCTGCTTCTGCGCGTCAGCACCGCGGCCATAGGCATCCAGCTCCCGTGCGTAGTTCTCGCGGTGGTTAGCCTGGATGTCGGCCATGTGATCGTTGATCTGGCGCGACCTTTCCTCGACCTTGGCGATCTCCTCCTTCAGCTTCAGCGCCCGCTCGGTCTCGACGTTCTGCTGGAGCTGCGTCTTGATCGCGTCCTGGTTGGCCAGCAGGCTCTTCTGGTCGGCCGTCAGGATCGACTTGCCCTTGAGGTCCGAGATCTTCTGCAGGAACTCGGCCTGCTGGCGCTGCGCCTGCGTCAGCTTGGTATTGGAATCGAGGGCAGCGCGGTCGGCAGCCTCCTGCTCGCGCAGCTGCTGCAGAAAGCGCGTCGCCGCGTCATCCTGGTAGGCCTTCGCCTTCGGACCCTTCTGGTCCTTGTACTTCTCGTTGATAGCTGCGGCGCGGCGCGCATATTCGTCGGCGGCCATGCCGACGGTTTCGGCATCCCGCTTGAGCTGGTCGATCTCGTCCTTGCGCTGCTCGGCGCGGCTGCGCGTGGCCTGCTTCTGCGCATCCAGGCGCGACTGCGCCGCGACCATGGTGTCCTGCTTCTTCTGGTTCTCCGCCTGGACCTGCTGCTGCCGGTCGGCATCCTCCAGCGGCTTGGCCTGCGCCTGCAACTGCTGTAGCTCGTCGCGCAGCCTGGCCATCTGGGCAGCGCGGCCGCGCGCGCCGGCGCCGAAGGCGGCGCCGTTGCCGTTATTGCCGAAGCCTTCGCCGCTCTCGAGGCTGGCCAGCTGCTTCTGCGTTGCGCTGATCTTGCCGCGGATCTCGTCGAGCGTCGCCGCGCGACCGAGGCCGAGCATGGCATCCCAGGCCGAGCTGGCCGCACCCTTGATCGCGTTCCAGGCGCGCTCCATGTAGCCGAGGTTCGCAATGACCTTGTCGGCCCGCTCCTTCATCTTGTCGGCCAGCGCCTTCTGAGCCAGCGCGGCGGCCTCCTCCTTCTTGCCCTCCTCCTCGAGGGCGGCGATCTGCTCGTAGATCGCATGTGTCAGGTAGTGGTACTGCTCGTTGAGCTTGACCGACGCCTTGACCGGCTCATCGGCCAACTCCACAAACTTGGCGATCGTGTCGTCGACCGCGGCGCCGGTGGCCTTGTGCATCGACTCGGCCGCGACCGCGATGCCCTGCATCTGGTCACCGGCCACCTTGCCGGTACCCGCGAGCTTGATCAGCGTCTCGGCCGCCTGGCCTTGGGTGCCGATCGAGCGGCTGATATTCTCAGCCATGACTGCCAGCTGGTCCGCCGTCTTGCCGGCATGGCCGCCCGTCATGACCAGGGCCTCGCTGTAGGCGCGCGACTCGCCGGCGCCCTTGCTCATGGCGTAGCCCAGGACAGCGGCAGCTGCGGCCGCCACGCTCAGCGGATTGACCAGCGACGCCAGGTAGGTGCCCATCGCCCGCGCAGCCGGGCCGATTCCACCGAACATATCCTTCAACTGACCGCCCTGCTGGATCAGGACCGTCATCGGATTCGCGCCGCCCTGCAGCTGCGTGACGATGTCGGTCATCTGCGCCGGCACCATGCGCATGGCGGCGGCTGTCTGCTTGGCCGAGATACCCGTGGCATCCAGGGCATCACCGACCTTTTTCAGCTTGCCGGACTCCACCTCGGCGGCGCGCAGCTTGTCGATAAAGCCGGAGACCGCGTCGGTGACGCCGAGCTGGGCCGCCTTATGCTCGAGCAGCTGCGAGCGCGTCTTGCCAGCCGTCTCCGCCATGCGCGAGGCCTGGGTGACGAAGGCATTGATTTGCCGCGCGCTCGCGTCGGCGCCATTCTTGGCGGCCTCAGTAATGGCTGCCTGGGCGGCTTGCGTGCGGCGCGCCGCCGCCTCTTGCGCCTCTATGAAGGCAGCCGCGCTGCGTTTCGCCTTTTCCAGCTCGGCGGAATAGCCGGAGGCGTCGGCCGTGACCCGTACTACCGTCTCATTTGCCACTATTCAGCTCTCTCACTTTGACCTGGATCACCTCGTCGACTGCTGCCGCCGCGTTGGTCTTCCGCGCGTCGAATGCGGGGCGCAGGAACGGCTGCGCTGCCATCTTCGATGTGCCGAATTCCCAGAAGCGCCCATAGAAGGCCTCCCTCGACCAGGTGACGATGTACGAGGCGATGCGGCCCGGTACCGACACCTCATCGTCGTAGGCGATGATGAGGTGGTCGCGGAGGAAGCCAGGGGGATGCTTCCCCTGCTTGCCCTCATAGATCCCCAGGTCGACGGGTGCACGCAGCCTTGCCTCTGCGTGCACCACGCGCGCCCCAGCGACCGCAGCCTGGCGCAGCACCGACTCGCTGCTGATGTCGTCAAGCGCATTCAGCGCCGCCGTGAGCGACGCGCCGTTCTCGACGGCGAACGGTTTCGCCATCACTCCCTCCTCGGAAACAACATGGCATCCAACAACCGGGAATGCGCCTCCGGGTCTGCCACGATCGCGGCAGCCGCTTCGGCGGCGCGGTCTGCAACCAGCCGGTGATGCTCATTCCAGGGGATGAATGCCAGCTCATCAAACGGCGCCGGCGCCACCTTCCGGTTGCGGTGGATGTTCGCCACCATCGAGGCGATCGCGCCGGCGCGGAGGTCGTCGTAGTGCGGCCCCCGCCCGTCGAGCTGGTAGAGGGCCATGTACTCGACGAACTCCGCGCTACTGACGCGCCCCTGAAGCTCCCTTACTGGGATACCGATGTCGACGGAGAGCTGGAGCCAGAATCGCCGCTCGGGGCGGCGTCGGAGTTTTTTCCAGCCGTCTCCACGGCATCCGGCGCCATGCCATTGATGCGCAATGCGACTTCCACCAGGCGATCCAGGATCTGCTTGTTCTTGCCACGCAGCGCCTCGACGTCCGCCTCGGAAAACAGCGGCTGGTCGGCCTCATCAACGGCGGTGACCACCAGCATGCGGGCCAGGAATTCGCTATACGGGACATTGCCCGCGCCTTGCATGCCGATGAAGCGGTCGCGCATCAGGCCGGACATCACCGCGATGCGTACCGTGCCGCCCCACTCCGGTACCGGCACGTCTTCGGAGGGGAGGTCGCTGGCGCCCAGAATGGCGTCTTTGGTCAGGATCGACATGTCTCAGGCCTCCACCACGTTGCCGGAGATGCGCAGCGCCACGCCGGCCGCCTTCACCAGCTGGTCCACGCCACCCTCGATCGGCGAGTTCTTCACGAGTGCGCTGAACGTGCGCGTCTTGCCGTTCGGCAGCGTGAACTTGAAGGGCTTGATTGCGCGCGCCGCCTTCGCCGCATCCAGCGCCTGCTGGCCCGGGTCGGAGAAGTCCTTGTGGTAATCGACGGTGAACTGACCCCAGTCCTGCAGCCCCGATTTGAACTCTTTGGCGTCGGAGTCCAGGTTGGTGGCGTCGAGCTCGGCGGCCTGGCCGTCGAATCCCTTGTACGTGAGCAGATTGCTGATCTTGGTCCAGGCAACCGGGGTGGCCGTGCCACCGTTCGTGTAGGCCGCGCCGCCGGTAGTATCTGCCTCGACGGCGAAGGTATCGGCCGTCGCGTTCTTGGCGACCAGGCTCAGGCCATTCAGCGCGGTATTGCCGGTCAGCCCCGTGAAGGTGACGATATCGCCGTTCTTGAGGGGATGGCCGACCGCCTTGACGATGGTCGGGAAGCCGAGCGCCAGGCCGGTGATGTTGACGGCCGGGCCGGTGCCCGTGCCAATCTGCAGAGTCGAGCCCTGCGCGGGAATTGCAGTGGAAGTCATGAAGTTTCCTCAAAAAAATGGCCCGCACGCGGCGGGCCTGGTGGTGGAAGTGCAGCCGGCAGCCGCTTGGCGGCCAGATGGCGCTACGGGAGAAACCAGATGCTGAAGTCCTGACGCGACCCTCTCAGCCTGGTGTCCTGCTCTCGGATGCTGACGGGCGCGCCGATCGTGACCGCCGTGATAGCCGGACCGGTCAGCTCGGCAATGATGCGTTGCATCAGGTTGATGGCGGTCAGCCGGTCATCGGCCCAGACCGTGACCTGCATGCGCGCGTTCTGGTTGCTGAGGACGCCGTCCAGGATGTTCGGCGATTGGCCGCCGACAGACTGGTAGGTAACGAAGGGGCGTGCAGCCCCCTCCGGGGCCTCGTCCGGGTACACGTCGACCGGCGCCAGGACGGCCAGGGCCTTAGCTACGATCAGTTCCGCCGAATTAGCCATGGCTCGCTCCGATGCTGCATGCGAGGTCGACATACTCGCGCCCGGCAAGATCCGGCAGCACCGCCTCGATGTTGTAGATGCCACCGGCGTACAGCACACGCATCTTTGCCGTTACGTCGGTGCGCCATCGGACGCGCATGCTGACCTGGGCGCGGCTGATCTCCCCGCTGGACACGGCATACTCCTTGCCGCTGAGGACCAGCAGGCCGGCCGGCACGTCCGCCGCCAGATCGACCCAGCTCACCAGCTCCTCGCCGAGCTCATTCCTTCCCGGCCGGCGCATCTGGATCGTGATGCGCCGGTTCAGATCACCAGCACGGAGGCTCATAGGTACACCACCAGGTAGTCATCGAGGAGGTTGTCGACATAGGGCAGCATCTCGACCTTGCCGCGGTTTAACACCGCGACCTCCTCTCGGTTGGCATAGAGCGTGGCCACACGCAGCTTGATCCAGGCCTTGATGCCGTCTGGCACGTCACTGGCATCGCCATAGCCGGCGGTGAAGCCGATCCGCACGCTGTTCATGACGTTCTGCGTCGTCGGCCAGTAGGTGCCAGGCGCTGGCGTGACCACCCCAGGCTCCGAGTACGGGTCGACGATGTACTGGCTGTCGGCCAGAGTCTGCTCGACGCCATCCTCATCCAGATAGCGGATGTAGTCGACCGACTGCAGGCCCGGCTTGGGCAGCTCGATCTTCCCCCCACGGAAGCGCACCATGTAGGCGCGCTCCGCCGCCATGATGTTGGGGATGAAGGAATCGAGCGGCGCGATCGCCGACAGCGACCCGAAGAAGTTCTGCCGAGGGAACCCGTCCAGTGTGAGTTCCCATTTCTGGGTGATGAAGGCACGGCGGCAGATGTTCTCCGCCGCGGCGCGCGCAGCAGCGATCAGGCTGGTGATCAGCGCGTCCTCCGCAGAGGAGTCGACGCGCAGATGCAGCTTGGCCTCGGCGAGCGTGACCGGCTCCTCGGTAGGCCGCTGGGTGCACCGGAGACCCATGGCACCCCCTTACGCCTGGGGCGTCTTGTCGCTGCCGGCGCCGGTGGTCGCGCCACCTTCATCGTTGGCATCCGCCGACTTGACCAGCTCGTGCTTCACCACGACTGCGCCGAGCTTGTCCTTGCAGTACGCGACGGCCTCCGGGTCGGAATCGACGGAGCCAGCATCCTCCAGCGCCTTGGCGCGCTTGTCGTCGAGCTGGATGACAGCGTTCGGCTGGTACTTCTTGCCCTCCAGATGCAGTTCCGAGAGCACACGCACGATCTTCGGCATGTTGGGTTCCTTATGAGAGTTGGGATGTAGGCCGGCAGGTAGCCGGCCCGGGACCGACAACCTGCGATCAGGTGGCCGAGTTCTGGTAGGCCTTGACCGCGCCACCCACGTCGACGTAGTTGCCGCCGGAGCGCATCCAGGCCAGGAAGCCGACCTGCCCCTTGGTCGTGTAGACCGAGTCGGTGAAGCGGAACAGCGTGATCGCCATCACGTCGCGGATCTTGTAGTGACTGTAGTCGCCAAACAGAATCGACGAGGCATTGGCCGCCATCACCGGCATGTGCTGATTGACCGTGACGGGGGAGCCGGCCAGCGTGCCGCCCATGCCCAGCGAGATGCCCTGATCGAAGTCCGGCACCCACAGCGGACGACCATTGCCGTCCTTCAGCTTGCGCACGACCTTGACCGAAGTGTCGTGCATCATGAAGCTGGTGTTCCCCGCCTCGCGGTAGGCCGGATCGACCGAATGCTGCAGCTCGACCAGGTCGTCATAGGTGACGCTCAGCGTCTGGCCGGCCGAACCGACACGGCCGGCGCTGGTGGCCGTCACGATGCCAGTCGGCTGGCCGACACCCGTACCGACCGTGAAGTGCTTGTTCGTGATCCGCCCCAGGCGCGTCACGATTCGTGCATTGACGAAGGATTCAACGTCGATCGCTGAGTCCTGCAGCAGTTCGAGTGGCACGGCGATAACCTTGGAGCTGTACTTGTACACCCCAAGCGGCTTGAAGCCAAAGGAGGGATCCTGGTTAGACGCCGCCGAGTTCTCGCCGATGATCTCCCCTTCTTCCGACGTACCGTCCGAGGTCGGGTAGTTGATCGTGTTCCCTTGCGCAGTCTGGATGACCTCCGCTACCTGTCGCATGCCGCCGTACTTCTTCAGGGCCTCGGCGACAGTTTTCGCGACGTCGGTCTGGACCGTGTAGCCGCCCTCGCTGCCGGCGCCGCCCACTGACATGGTGTTGCGGATGACCTGGTGCTCTTCGGCGGTCAGGGCATGCATGCCGATGCGAAGGAAGCGCGAATACTGGTTCTTGGCATTCGGATCATCGCCCTGACCAGCCGGAGAGCCAGGCCGCTGCGTCATGTTCTCGAAGGCGCGATCGGCCTCCAGGTCGAGCAGCCTCTGCTGGCGCGCGATGTTGTCGTCGATGGCGCCAATCTCGGTGACCAGCGCATCGTACTTGGCCTGGATCTCCGTGGTCCACTTTTCGCCGTGCTCGGCGTTGAGGTGCTTGGCTTGCTGAACGAGGGAGTTACGGCGCTCCCGCAGGGCTTGCAGAGACATAGGTGATATTTCCTCTCAAGGAAGGGTGCAAATGAAAAAGCCGCCCGGAGGCGGCTCGTTAATCGGCAGCGGGAGCGCTAACCGACGCGTTCCAGCAGCGCGATCATGCGGGTGCGCGCCGCGCTGCTGAGATCGGGTTCCGGCGGCGCGGTCAGCGCCTGCGGGACTTTCTGGTAGGCCGACAGGGTCCAGCGGTTCTGCGCGCCATCACCGCCGCCGGCGCCCTTGTCGTTCTGCACGACGGTGTCCGCGAAGCCGTTCTCGACTGCTTCCGCTGCCGTGAACCAGGTTTCGTCGGCCATCCACTGGCCAATCTGCTCGGCGTCCTTGCCGGTCTTGCGGGCATAGTCCGCAACGATCGAGGCGTCGACCTTGTCGAGCAGGTCCGCCTGCGTGCGCAGGTCGACGGCATTGCCCATGGCGAAGGTCCACGCCTGGTGGACCATCATGAAGGCCCCGTCGGCGATGCGGACCTCGTCGGCCGCCATGGCCACGTAGGTGGCGGCGCTGGCCGCGAGACCGTCGATATGCGCGATCACGCGGGCGCTATGCGCGCCGATGGCTGCGACCATGGCGCGCGCCTCGAAGACGTCGCCGCCAGGGCTGTTCACGCGCAGATGGATCGTGCCGGCCGTGATGCCGGCCAGCGCCTTAGCGAAGGCCTCGGCGCCGACACCCCAGTAGGGGTCGATGACGTCGTACAGGAAGATCGTCACCTCGTCGGCGCCGCTCTCGGCCCGCACCTCGAATGCCTTAGAGGCCTTGCTGTTCTCAATTGCCAGCTGCAGCAGCTTGCGATGATTTGGCATCGTTGTTTCCCTTGTTGGGGTCGTAGAGTTCATCGCCACCTTCCTTCGGCAGCAGATCCATCTTGCGGCGGACCTCGTTGCGGGTCATCCATCCAGGCCCCTGAGATCCACCGATGGCCTGCCGGAAGAATTCCGCCAGGGCCTTGTCGTCGCCGCGGAGCAGGCCCGTCACGTCGTACTTGAGGTAGTACTTGGCCGTGCGGAACAGCTTGCGGTTCATCTCCTGCTCGAAGCGGGTGATGTACGGCTGCAGCGTGTATTTCATGAAGCCCAGCGCCATCTCGGCAACGCCAGAGCCCCAGCTGCTGGTCTTTTCCATCTCGCCGATCATGAATGGCGGCACGCCAAAAGCCCGGGCGATATCGATCACCTGGAACTTGCGCGCCTCCATGAGCTGCGAGTCCTGCGCGGAGAGCGAAACTTCCTTGGCCGAGACGCCCTCGGTCAGCACGAACGGCTTGAAGGCGTTATGCGTGCCTGCCACCTTCTCGGCAAACTGCTGCCGCAGCCTGTCCTGCTGCTCCGGCGTGATCTTCCCAGGCGCCTGCAGCACAAACGACGGCTGGGCGCCGTTGCTGAAGAACCGCGCGCTATGCTCCTCGGCCGCCATGGCGATGCCAATCGACTGCTTGGCCGCCCACTGGATCACAGACAAGCTGCGCAAGCCGTTGAAGCCGAACCCCGGCAGGTGGAGCATGTCGTCCTGGTCGAGGCCGAACCGCGTTTCGCCGTCCTGCACGTAGTAGCCCAGGCGGTCCCCGCGGCGCTCCACGACGGTCATGTCTGGGTCTTGCGGCACCAGCTCGGTGACGATGCCCGCGCGGTTGCGCTTGATCTGCCGGAAGGCATCGCCCCGCAACAGCACGCATTTGGTGGAGTACTCCGAGGCCGTTGCCGCGGTGTAGCGCGCGGTCGGCTCCTCGTTTAGCAGCCACCAGAGCGGATGATCGGCGATCAGTCTCGGCCCTTCAGCTGTTCGCTCGTACACCTCGATCGGCATCGACGCGAGCGACCCAGAGATCAGCCGCACGCAGGCGTAGACGGCTGAGACGCGCATCGCGGTCTCTTTGGTCACCACCTGGCCGGTAAAGGACGGTGCCCACCACGAAATGTCCTGGTAGGTCTGGCTGTCGGCAGGAATCCATGCCGCGCTGTTACGCACCGCAGGTGCACCGCCGGCGCCGCCAGCCGCCGCTGCAGCACGCGGGAAGGCCTCGGCCCATGTCTTGGGATTGGTCACAGTGCTACGAATCCTTGTTCGATGTCATCGGATTCCCGGGTCGGGATTGCCCGCCCCAGCGCCATGATCGCGGCCACGGGGCCGTCGATCTTGTTCTCGGGGCGCTCCTTGTTGGGGTAGATGTTGTCCTTCTTGTCGAGGTGCGCCACGACGTTGCTGATCATCCAGGTCATGACCGGGTCGCCGTTGTGCTCGAGCTGGCCCGTGAGGACCAGTGCTTCGAGCTGCTTCATGGGCTCGCTGAAGTTCAGCACGGTCGGCCGCATCTCGGTCATCGGTACGCCCTGCGCCACCAGGTGGCCTGACAGCTGCGTCGCCTGGAATGGGTCGTAGGCCACCTCGCCCACCGCGAACATCGAGCAGTCAGCCAGGATGTCCGCCTCGATCTCGTCGTAGTCGGTGACCTCGCCATCCGTCACGGTCAGCAGGCCACGCCTGCGCCAACCGTCGTACTGGCTGTTTGTGCTGTTCTCGACCGCGCGCTCTGGCAGGTAGTACCTTCCGAACAGCCGCCATTTTTGATGTCGCTCACTCGGCGGGAACAGCAGCGCCTCGGCAGCAATATCAACCTTGCTGGCCAGATCCAGGCCGATGAAGCACTCTTCGCCGCGCTGATCCTCCAGGCGCAGCTCTTTGTTCTCGCAGCGGTCCCACGCGCGCATGTCCATCCAGGCCGAATCGGCATTGACCCAGACGTTCAGACGCTTGGTGAGGAAGTTGGCCACCGCGCTGGGCATCGACATGGCCTTGCGGCAGGCCATCTCCATGTCATCGACCAGCACCGAGACACCGAGATTCGGGTTCGCCTTGCCCCACACAGCCGGATCAGACCAGTCATCGCCATCGTCAAGCGTGAAAATGATCCCGAAGAAGGTCTCATCCTCGATCACGCCCTCCAGGATCTTCGTCACGTGCGTGCGCTGCTCGTAGCAGATGCCCGTTCGGTCGGTACCTGCCGTGGTGATCATCCACAGCAGCGACTGGTCACGCGCACCGGTCGCGGAGTCGATCACATCGAACACATCTCGCGTTTTGTGCGCATGCAGCTCGTCGATGATGCCGCCGTGAATGTTTAGGCCGTCCAGCGTGCTGCCTTCCGCCGACAGCGGCAGGAACTTGCAGGCCTCCTCCTCGACGATCAGCTGGTGCTGCAGCACCTCGATGCCCAGCGCCTCGCACATCTCCGGCTCACGCAACGCCATGCGGCGCGCGTCATCGAACACGATGCGCGCCTGGTCGCGCGTGGTCGCCGCGCTGTAGACCTCTGCGCCCGGCTCGTTATCGGCACCGAACAGGTACAGGGCAATGCCCGACGACTTCGCCGACTTACCGTTCTTTCGCGCGACTTCCTCGTATGCGCGACGGTACCGGCGCAGATCAGCCTCGGTACGCAGCCAGCCGAATACCGTGGTCAGAATGAAGATCTGCCACGGCTCCAGCTTGATGCGTTCTTTCGTTCGCGCCCACCGACCTTTGGTGTGCGGCAGCAGCTCGATGAAGCTGCAGATGCGCTCAGCCGCCTCGATGTCGAAGCGGAAAGGGAACGCAGGGTCGCCCTGCTCTGCCCTGGCCAGGTCGCGCTGCTGGCGCTCGCAGGCCAGCCGCACCCACTTGCATGCGACGACGTGGCCAGCCAGGACGTCAGCGACGTACTGGTTGGCTACGTCGACGTATGTCATTTCCGGAATTGCCCCCATCCGGCCGCGGCAGCGGCAGGCTCTTCCATGCCCGGCAGCTGCGGCTGATTGCTCGACGGTGTGATACGCGCACGCTGCGACGGCGACATGCCGAAGTGGCCCGAGTACCGCGCCACGGCATCGGCCTGCTGCCGGATCATGTTGACCAGCGCAGCCTGCTGCCGGAAGCCCTTCGGCGTCACGTCATAGCAGCAGTCCTCGACGGCGTCTTCATACGTGACACCCCTGTCGACAAGCCTCGCGATCTTGGCGTTCAGCGCCGCCTCGAGCTCAGCCATGCGGCCCCACGCCTGGCAGTACAGCGCCAGCATGGCGCGGTCCATCTTGGCGATCAGCCCCTCCTCGACCAGCAGTGGCGTGATGCGCTTCCATTCTTTGCGCGCCTCGCGGCTGAGGTGCTTCGGAATGTCCGGCACTTCGACCAGCGGGTTGACGCCGTCGGCCAGGTTGATCGGACGCTTGCCCGGGTTGCCCCGCACCAGCTTCAGGACATTCGGTGTCGGTTGTGGTCCACGTTTCCCCATACCCATTCGGGGAGGCATAGCACCCCCCCCTCCATTACCTGCGCGCACAAAAAAATGACGGAGTGCACGGATCGGAGCCGGGTCGCCCCAGACTTTTGGGCACCCCCACCCCTAGCTCACTCACATGTGCAGAATGCGCATCATTTGGTCGGACGCGCGCCGATTTTGAGACCCTTACTCCACATCGAACGCGCGCACGTCGAGATCTGCCACGCCGCACGCAGCGACGCCCACACGCCGAGGTACTGACGCCACCCAACATACGATCGCCAAAACCGCATCGGGAACGGCCGAAGCCGCAGCCCGCGATCCACCTGGACACGCACTCCTCGCCGCGCGATGAAGAGAACTACCTCATTGCTCGGCACCCAGCCAAAGCGACCAACCAAGCGAAGCAGCCACATGCACGGCTTCCACCACCAGGCCAGCCGAGCACTCAATGCGAGTGTGATGCTCTCCATGACCACCCTCCTCAGTCCTTTCCATGGCTTCGATTACCGAAGCCACCGTCTTGCCTCGCCGTCTTGGCCGAGTGGCAGGGCGCGCAGAGTCCCTGCAGGTTGCTCGGATCGTTGTTCATGGCATCGCCATCGGCGTGGTCAACCACTGTTGCCGGCGTGATGCGATGCTGCTTTTGGCACTCCATGCACAGCGGGTTGGTGCGTAGCACACGCTCGCGCAGACGCCGCCATGCCGCGCTGTTCGTTGGCAGCGCCCGCTTACTCTGCCGCGCCTTCGCCCTCGCGTTGCTGTCCCACTGCCGCGCATCCGCCTGGTGCGCAGCGCAGTAGCCAGGCCGCTCGATACGGCGGCCGCAGCCGGCGTGGCGGCAGATCGATGCAGCCCGCGCCGGCACGCTTAGAACGGCGCCGGCTGAGCGACCGCACGCACCAGCGCCATGACGCCGGTCTCGATGTCGGTCTTGCCAATGTTCGCCCAGCGCTGCGGCTCGGCCGCCTGGAAGCGCCGGAACTCGCGGCACTCGTCCGAGCCGCCCGTGTGTTCGTTGTATGGGACGCCATTGAATTCCTTGCCCTCCATCGAGCGCCGGGCGGCGTTCCACTTCTCGGCATGAGCAGTACCGAGTAGCCCGGCCAGCTCCGCCTGCAGCTGCAGCAGCTCGGCACCCTTCGCCTTAATGCGGTTCATCAGGTCAATCTCGACTTGGCTCAGCGCGCGGTAGCCGCTGATCTTGCGATGTTGGTTGTCCATACCAGCCCCAAAGAGAATGGCACGCTCGTGCAGACCAGGAAGAAAAAGAAAATCGGGCCGATGCACCGCCATGCACCGGCCCGACGAAGCCCTGCCAAGCGACCGCTCGCGAGGCAGGGAAGGAGACACCTTCAGTCCGACGACGAAGCCGAGTC